GCAGTTGGGTAAAAAATGTTTATTTTGAAATAGTAATGGAAGAAGTACACTTCTCTAATAAATTTTCTGAGGATGAAGAATTTTTATTGTTTTCAGAAAAAATTTACAGATCTATACAACACAAATTACCTTTTATGGTATACAGTAAGAAAGACTACTTAAAGTATCTGCAAGCATTAGGTTTCCGCACTTTTAATAACTTGTTCGACGAATCATACGATGACATCGAAGACTGGCAGTTGCGCGGCAGGATGATAGCTAAACAAGTGAATCACTTTTGTCAACTAACAGATACCCAAAAGAATCAATGGGCCGAACAAGCTAGAGAAATTACAGAATTTAATTACAATCATCTTTTAAAAGAAGAAAACTTGTGTAGACTTTTCTTAAATAGAGTAGTATAATAGAACTAATGAAGATAGATTTTGACGTAGATATTGATATGGCTAACCGTGAGGACTTCTTGCGGTTAGTTAATCATACGCCTGCTAGTATTAAGAACGCTGACGGCATCTACTCAAAACATAATACAGGTGTGTACTTCCAAACTATTCCAACCTTTCCTTTAGAAGGTTACAGTAGTATTGATTATGAAACCGCAGAAGAAGATGGCTGGTTTAAAGTAGATATACTTAATAATGGTATCTACAAAGATGTTAGGGACGAAGCACATCTAACACAATTAATGGAAGCGGAACCTCTTTGGGACTTGTTGCAACACGAAGAATTTGTAAGCCAACTGTTCCATGTTAGCAACTACGCTAAGATCTTAGCACAATATAAACCTACTAGCGTAGAACAACTTGCTATGATACTAGCAATCATTCGTCCAGGTAAAAAACATCTTATTGGTAAAAGCTGGGATGAAATTGCACTTACTGTGTGGGATAAACCTATTGAAGGTTACTACTTTAAACATAGCCATGCGGTTGCATATGCAGTGGCTATTGTTGTGCAAATGAATTTACTTTGTGAACTTGCTTAATCTGTTTTTCTAATTAACTGTATACTGCGGCGCTTAATGCGCTTCTTAAGTAAGTTATGTAGACTAGTAAGTGGCCCAAAAAGCACATCTACATCTTTCATAACAAATGTTCTGAGGCAGGGCTTAAAAGGCTTCATTTCGTGGTGTAAAAACACGTCTATGGGCAACATACGGTTGCTCTCCCACCACCACATATCACCTAGCTCTAAAAATTCTCGCTTTAGTTCTGTGGTTGGTATAAGTTCAACATCATAAAAAGTTATTATAGCATTGTCGTGGTTTACAACAATACCAACATAGTCCTTTTCTATATAATGTAGCCCAGTAAGAAATTCTAATTGTGCGTAATCATGTTCTTGCATGTTGCTGATATTTATTAAACATCCTTATAAAACTCATTGTTATTGGAACACTACTCTGATAAATAGTAATATGAATAGCGATTTTAAACTTTATCTTTATGACACTACTATTGAACTAGTAGTAACATCTAGTAGTATTTATGTGGATAACAAACCTATGAACAATAGAAATCTGAGCGCACACAAAGGTGTAACTAACGAAATTTACTTTAACATCAGAAATAGGGATCGAAAACTGCAAAATGTGTTTTCAGATACGCTAAGGGCGTACCTTATTGATCCTAACAGTAAAAAACGACTGTTTACAAAGGTACTTGAAAACACGTCTGATGTAGGCATTGTTAAATTAGTGCTGTTAGAGGGCGATCTCGTTAACGTTGAACCAGGGCTTTATCAAATACACATAACACGTTCTACACAAGAAGATGTAGATTTACCAGTGTTTGTAGACCAAAACAACAATGTACGTTTGGATATTAAGATTACAGATCAAACCAGTGTTGAACCCGTCGCCACCCAAGTGGAAACAGTGTTTAGCCAGTTAGCAAATACTGCATTAGGTGATAGTTCAAACGTATTTGTAAGCAGTGCGTTATACGGCAACTTAGATAATAACTTTGTGAATGCACAGCACACTATTGCGCTATATACTACAGCATATACAGGTAACATTACTATTCAAGGTAGCTGTTTAACAGGCGTGCCCGATACAGATGATTTAAGTAAAGATTGGTTTCATATTGAAACAATCCCGTTAAGTAACGCCAGCACTATCACTCACAGCACGTTTAGTGTAAATGCAAATTGGATTCGAGTTATCCATACACCAGACAACTCATCCGGCACACTAGATAAAGTGATGCTCCGAAATTAATACTTGACTTTTCTGTATATTTCTGTATAATGCTACTATGGATCTAGACTCTATAGTAGAAAGCGTACATCGACTACTGCTTAATAATTTACCTATTCGTGCCACTAGGACGCCTAGCGGTTGGAACACGTTCAATTGTCCGATGTGTTCCGACAAGCGTAAGCGAGCAGGTATCATAACCAGCGGCGCAAAAATTTCCTATAATTGTTTTAACTGCAAATATACAACTGGCTGGAGCCCTAGTCCGTATATTGGACAAAAGTTTAAGGATTTGGCAACTAGGTTAGGTGCATCAGAATCAGATATACACAGCGTACAAGTTAATCTGATGCGCTGTCAAGAAGAGCTAGAAGGATTAGAAACAGAAGGGTATGTTTATAACCTTTCAAAGTTTGAAACTATAGAGCTGCCTAGTAACGTACAGATGGTTGAAGACTTGCCATTGGAACATGATGTAAGGCAGTATGCCAGACGCCGAGGACTAGAAGGGCTATATCCGCTACTATATTTTCCAGACGATACGTTGTTTGTAAAACGTCTAGTAGTACCGTTTACATTCAATGGTGAAGTTATAGGTTGGACTAGTAGGCATATTGCGCCACCAGATAAACAAACACCAAAGTATTTACATAAGATGCCTAGTGGCTATGTGTTTAACGTTGATCGTTTTGCAGACAGTGACCGCGAAATTGTCATTGTTGTTGAGGGTGTCTTTGATGCTATATGCATTGACGGTGTTGCTGTACTAGGCAATCATGTAACACCTGAGCAAGCACATCTAATTGAAAGATTAGGTAAGCGAGTAATACTATGTCCTGATAGAGATGAACCAGGTAAAGAGCTTATTGAAGAAGCATTGGCTTTAGGATGGGAAGTAAGTTTTCCTCCATGGGAAAAGGATATTAAGGATGCTGCCGATGCAGTAGCTAAATATGGTAGGCTACTTACAATCGCTAGCATTATTAAACATTCAACTGACAATAAAATTAAAGCGCAAGTAAAGGCAAAGATGCTATGAAGTTATTTGTCAATGGTTGCAGTTTTAGTCACGGCCATACAGATTTTGAAGATGTTACGACTCCTTTGAGTTGGGTTTGGCCTAGTCTAATATCAGATAATTTTGAAAGTACACACAATCTAGCATGGATGGGCGGAAGCAATGCAAGGATTTTACGTACAACACTAGAATTTTTTGATAAAATAAAAGATGGTAGTGATTGGGTAGCTATTATTCAGTGGTCATCTATAACTCGAGATGAATTGCACGATGAAGAAACAGATACGTATTTTGGCGCCCTACTGGACTCTCCACAACCTGTATTAGCCGGTGAAGACCGTTTTAAATTTGTCCATATTCCTGATAGTCTTGTAAAGGCTGTTAATGTATATCAAAGGACTGCACATTTAAGATCAACTAAACACATGTTGGAAAAATTAATTTATCAGCAGTTTATTATTAGCAATTTTTTTAAAAGAAAGAATATAAAATTTTTGTTTACAGGAATGAATCAGCGATCCACTATACCAAACGATTTTAATCATCCGTTGAAGCAATTTTTGTCTCCGGAAAATAATCTATTACCTATATCAAACTTTGTCAATCCGGGAACACCTAAACTAATAGAAAGCGAAACAGACCTCCATCCAAATAAAGAAGGTCATCGTGTGATTGCACAATATATAACTAACGAACTTAAAGTGAGAAACTATCTATGAGCGATGTAAAAGAGTATACAGAAGAAGTACAAGAATTATTTTTGAGATTTCTAATTAGCGATCCTGATCTCTTTGCTCGTTGTCAGAACATTGTTCGCAGTGAATTCTTTAATCGAAAGTTTAAGAATACTGTTGACTTGCTTGTAAGCCACAGCACTAACTATACTAGTATTCCTACTATCGAACAGATTAATGCTGTAGGCGGGCTTAACTTAGAAAAGATTGAACATGTAACACCAGACCA